AGAGGATGTTACTGATTTTTCAAATCGGAAGCTAATCTCTTATTGTCCTGCTCATGCCAAAGCTGCGTTGATTGATATTAAAAATTCAATCTACCAACGTATGTTTGATATTACCAGAAGCGAAGGTGATCAAACATATCAAGATGCAATTAAAGGTCTTATGGGTGGAGTAGATTTGGAAGGTCGGACAATGACTAATTTTATTGGGACTCTTACTCTTCCTGAATTAATTTCAATGGGAAAAGTTGGAGTATATGTTGATAAATTTCCTATGCCTGATCAAGCAACCAAAGCCAATATCCAAGGGATACGACCTTATATTTATTATTATCCGGCAGAGGATATTCGATCTTGGACAATTCAGAATAATATATTAGTTTCTTTGCTTCTTCGTGACTATGTTGAAGAAATTGATGAAATTACTGGATTAGTTACAGGAGTTGTTGAAAAATATCGACATCTTCAATTAGTAGAAGCCGGTGTAACTTTTCAGATGTATGATAAAAATGGGATTAAAGAAGGTCAGCAAGCTATAATGAATCTTGGACAAATACCTTTTGCTCTTGGACAATTATCTCAAAGCTTGTTGACAGATGTTGCCGATTATCAAATTGCATTATTAAATCTTGAAAGTTCAGACATTGCATATTCGCTCCAGTCAAATTTTCCATTTTATACAGAGCAGTTCGATCCTCGGATGAAAAATGTTAAATCGATTGTTACAACGGCAGAGGAAGATGGACAGCCTAAAAGAGAGAATGTCACTGATTCGGGAAATCCGGATATTAAAGTCGGTGTGACAAAAGGTCGTGCATACCCGAAGGGTTTCGAACGTCCAGGATTTATTCATCCTTCTGGAGAACCTCTTCGAGTGAGTATGGAGAAACAAGCCAAATTAAAACAAGATATTCGGAAGCTTGTGAACCTTTCGTTATCAAATCTTGAAAGACCTTCTGGCTCAGAACCTTCAAGAGAATTAGATGTTAAAGGTCTTGAAGCAGGGCTATCAAATATTGGTCTTGAACTTGAGAAACTTGAAAGACATATTGCTTCTATTTGGGCTAATTATCAACACTCTGAAATTGCTGAGATTAAATATCCCAAGGACTACAGTTTGAAAACGGATGCGGATCGTCGAAAAGAAGCTTCAGAATTAACAAAGCTCAAGGAAACTGTTCCTTCTCAAATTTATCAACGAGAACTTTCTAAAGAAATTATTACTGTGACAATGGAACAGAAAGTTTCTTCTGCTGATTTGGAAAAGATGCATAGTGAAGTTGATTCTGCAGAGGTTCTTATAACAGATCATGAAACACTCCGTGAAGATCATAAAGAAGGCTTGGTGTCGTCTGAGACAGCGAGCAAGGCAATGGGCTATCCTGAAAATGAAGTGGATCAAGCTAAAAAAGATCATGCTGAACGTGCTGCCGCTATTGTAGCTGCTCAGAAGTCTGTTAGTAATCGTGGCGCACCTGATCTACAACAACCTGGCGACGCTGACCTTGATAAGCAAAATAAGGACGGCCGAGGAGAAGGTAATACTGATGAGTAAATTAGAATACACCCATGAGGTTGGTGGAATCCCGACCGATGCTGTATCGGTTATTTTTGATGATGCAGGACATAAATATGGAATCAAAAGAAGTGACAATGATGCTATTGTTGTTTCTGATGGTTACGAAATGATTCATGTCGGAGTCGGGCAGTATGAGTACGAGTTTAATGATCCTGAATATGATCTGACGTATGATTACTCTATTAACGTCGAATATCCAGCTTCTACTTTTAATTATGTCGCTGGACAACTTACAGGATCAACTCTTGCAACTGATGGCGGTTCACTTGTCACAGTTGAAGAAGGCGATGCATATTTTTCATTTCGTCTTTTTGCTGATCCATGGGAAGATGCAGATGATTTGGACAAGCAGAAAGCTCTTGTTATGTCCACTAAAGCTGTTGAAGTTTTAGCTCTTATGGATTTTGATGAAACACCACAAGATATTAAAGACGCGATTTGTGAAAATGCATATGCGTTATTAGATGGTGTAAATTCTGAGATGGAATTTGAAAATTTGTCAATGGTGCAACAAGGGTACGCTAATGTTCGGTCAACCTACAACCGTGGTATTAGCATGGAACATATTGAATCCGGCATCGTCAGTATAACTGCATGGCGACTTATTAAGCCGTATCTCGATGTATCCAGAGTAATTCAACTTAGTAGGGTATAAATGGAGGTAATTATGAAAACGTTGTTATTTGCAAAAGATTATGCCCAAGTATGGGTACCGGTATTCGATGATGATGCTGCGGTGAAAGTTGCCCAAAAATATTATGACAGCATCGAAGATAAGGAATCAGATGCAGCTAAAAACGCCAAACTTATGCTTGACGCGGCAAAGAAAGCAGCTGATTCGTCAAATCTGTTTACTCAGGATCAAGTCAACGGCTTTTTGGCCGAAGACAAAAAGAAACACCAAACTGCTCATCAGAAGACTTTAGATGAGTTGGAAGCTGTCCAAAAGAAATCGAATCTTTCGGTTGGGGAGCGTAATGAACTTGAGAAACAGATTACAGAAACTCGGAAGCTTCTGGAAACAAAAGAAGCGACAACCGAGGAAGCGCTTAAGAAAGCTCAAAAAGCGCATGTAAAGGAAGTTGAAACTCTCACAGGCGAGAGGAATTTATGGCAAGGACGGTATACCAAGTCGACGATCAATAACAGCTTAACACAAGCTGCGGTCGCCAACAAGGCTGGCAATCCTGCTCAGGTTATTGCAATATTACAGCCCATCACCACTCTTACAGAGGAGTTAGACCCGAAAGGAAAGCCGACAGGGCAACTTGTCCCAATGGTCGCCTGGAAAGATAAGGACGACAAAGGCAAAGATGTAGCCTTGACGCTTACACCTTCGGATGTTGTCAAGAGAATGTCAGAAATGGACGAGCACCTGAATTTATTCAGTGCTGACGGTGAGGGTGGTCAAGGCAAATTTAGAAGATCAGCTGCGGGCGATATTGATGTCCGCGAAACCGCTAAAGACCCCGCTGCTTACCGGAAGGCACGTAAAGAAGGTGCCATACCGATTGGAAACTAAGCAGGAGGAAAAAACAACCATGAAATTTTATTTTGAAAAAATCTGGACACCCGTCTTTGACGGTAATGACATTGACGCCCTTATCCCCGAGGTATGGGCACAAGAAGCCTTGATGGTTCTCGAAGCCAATGCAGTTGCGGCTGGCCTCGTCTATCGAGACTTTGAAGACGAAATCGCGCAATTCGGCGATATCGTAAACGCGCATCGTCCGCGCAAATTCCAGGCCAAACGGAAGGGCTATGACGATGATGTTGTAACTCAAGCGGCAGTCGCGGATAATATTCCGGTGCCATTGAACCAGCATCTGTATACTTCCTTCATCATCAAAGATGGTGAGGAATCCAAGTCCTTCAAATCACTGCGGGATATGTATTTGATTCCGGCCTTGGAATCAATCAATCAGGCCATGGACGTGATGGTTCTCGGCCAGGTCTACAATTTCCTCGACAATGCCGTGGGTCAGTTAGGTGTGGCTCTGGATGAAGACACCGTTGTCGATGTTGAGACCAAATTCAACACGCTTCATGTGCCGCCCGGCCAACGTTTTGGACTTCTGACCCCGCAGGCCAAAGGTCAGGCATCCAAGATTGACAAATTCACGGATGCCAACCGTATTGGTGATGATGGTACTGCCATTAGAACCGGCGCCCTGGGGTTCTTGTATGGAACCAACTGGATTATGGCGCAAAATGCTCCGTTCATCAGTTCCGAGCGTGAAGTCTATGCAACAGCTCTGACCGCCAATGAACCTATTGGTGAAACAGTTCTTGCTGTTACGGCTTTTGCCGCTGAGCATGATGCCCATGTTGGTGGGTGGTTAACTGTTGCCGGTGATATGACACCACAGAAGATTATCTCTGTGGATAATGCCGCCGAAACAATTACCATTTCCCCGGGCCTGAGAGATGCCTGTGTCAGTACAGCAGTTGTTACCATTTATGTTCCTGGTCTGATCGACCTGTCGGCAGGTTATGCAGCCGACTGGTACAAAGAGGTTGAGATAGACACTGTCACCGTCGCTCCCGAAACCGGTCAGCTCATGAGTTTTGATGATGCGACCACTCCGGCAGCTTTTACGTCCGAAAGTGCGTATGCCGTTATGCCGGGCGCAACCACCACGTTAGTCCTGCCAGAAGTACCTGTCAGGGTAGCCGTGGATAATAATGATATCGTCGGTCTTGGGCCGTCGGGTAATTATAGCTTCTGCTTTCATCCCGAAGCGATCGCCCTTGTGACCCGTCCTCTGGCAGCCCCGGCAGCCGGAACCGGCGCGCTCGCATCCGTTGCAAGCTATAACGGATTGTCCATTCGTGTTGTTATGACATATGATGGTGTGAAGCAAGGTCATTTGGTGACCGTCGATATGCTGTGTGGCATCAAGGTTCTGAATACCGACCTTGGTATTCCACTGCTCAGCTAAGCTGATTTTTCAAATCAGAGGTGGAATTAATGAACAACTTAAGGCAAATAAGTAATATTATCTATCGGTTGAAACGAAATTATGGCGTTCTTGTTATTTTACGCCGTCTGATCAAAGATAGAACTGATCTTGAGACTGGTAGAGTATCTCGGGAATATACCCAAGTTAAAATCAAACGGGGAATTGTTTTACCCGAGAAGCTTATTCCAACTTTTGCTTATGATCTTGCCTATATAGCTGCGAATAAAAATTTCACCTACGGCGGACTGTTTGGTTCTTCAACACGGCTTGTTATTCTTGATGGTAAGGACGTCCCATCGACTTTCATTATTACTGAGAATGATGAATTAGTTTTTAGTGATAAAGTTCATGCTGTAAAATCTATTAACGATACAGCAGAGAAGAAGGGATACATTCTAACAGTAACAACAATCTCAAGTGTGGATAAAGTCAATGAATGAGAACTGGCCAAGATGGATATTTGCATCGGTTACAAAGCATTTTGATGGTAACTTGAATGCCTATGAAATTTTTTATGAGGGTCAAAAGCGTTCGGCCGAGAATTTCCAAACTGACCTTATTGAGGTTCGAATGGACGGCCCGTATTATTTGCAGCTCAGTAAGACTGAGTATAATGCAAAGATTGAAATTAATCTTCTTGCTCAAGCCGCAATTGACGAAAAAGATTTTCATAAGATTCATAGAATGGTTGGAGTAGTCGCGACAGGATTTGCCCCAGGAATCCAAGTTTTTAAGTATGGCAATGGGGTAAGTGATGATGATTCCTTGATCGGTTGCCTTGATCTAATCCAAGACCGTCAGAATAGGGAGTTTCTGGTAATAAATCACTTTGGTCAACTCGATCCTGAAAAACAGATAATGCAAGCCACTGTTGAAGGACATTACGAAATCCAATTAACTGGTTAAAGGAGACAACCATGCATAATTTTGTAAGAATTTGGACACCCGTCTTCGCGACCATTGACCTCAAATATGCAACCATCACAATTAAGGATGGATCAATTGGTGCATTAGTATCTGTTGCCGGTGGTGCTTCGGAATGGACAGACTCTCCGACGACTCCAGGTGAAGCATATTACACTGGAGCCGCCATGACGTCCAAACCTGTGCACGTTGAGCTTGGTGGTGTTGACATTACATTGCAAGAAGGGTCACTTGGCTCTCTCGTCGAGAATGAGTGGGCGTGGGGTGACCAAGATACCCTTGGCGCAAGTACCATGTACATCAAGCTTCCTGGTGACGGTGATCCTGACGCTCTGGCTGCTGACTATCTCAAGATTGCTTTGACAGCAGTTCAAGAGAGCATTGAGGTCAAGATCGGTGAAGGAAATTTAACTTACTCCGAGAACAAAACGATTGAATATATTCTCGATCGTGGTCTTCTCGATGATGTTCGTGAAGGGGATCAGGTACCGCTTGATCTCAACTTCGACTTCCAATGGGAATATATTGTTGGTGCAACCGGCGGTAGCGTTCCAACGGTGGAAGAAGCGTTAAAGGGAACTGGTGAGGCAGACGATTGGGTATCAACTGACTCGGATGCTTGTCGTCCGTATGCAGTTGATATTGAAATTGAGTATCTGCCTGTACCGGACACTTGTGGCGATGGTGAAGTCATTACGTTCAATGATTTCCGCTATGAGACCCTTGACCACGATCTTCGCGAGGGAACCATCAGTTGTTCTGGACGTTGTAATGTGACAAAGGCCACGGCTGTAAGGACTGCTCAATAAGCCGTGATTTTAGGAATCATCCAAATAGGGGCGGAGTTAATCCGCCCCTTCTACCTTACCTATTGGGGTATAAATAGGGTTGGAGGAAAAATGAAACTTAAAGGGAAAAAATTAGAAGGCCCACAGGAAAGAGTTGTTGTCCTACCAAGACAACAAGGTGAAAATTTAATTTTTAAATTTGCTGCTGTATTAGAAATGGACAATTTTGATAAATTATGTCCAATTCCTGAGCCAAAAGAAATATTAAAGCCGGGTGGCAATCGTGTTCTTGATATTGAAAGTAAAGAATATCGTGAAGCACTTGATGATTGGGCTATGAAAAAAACACACTACATGTATCTGAAATCAATTGAAGCCACAGATGATCTTGAATGGGAAACTGTGGATATGAATGATCCAGATACATGGGAAAATTATGGTGAAGAATTGCTTGAAGCAGGTTTGACAGAAGCTGAAAGACTCAAACTTCTTCAAGTGTATTCAGAAGTGCAGGGTCTTGATCAAAGTAAGATTGACGCTGCAACGAAAAGTTTTTTAGCCACTCCCCAGGAGGCTCAAGAAAGTTCATAATACCAAAGTATCGCACAGAGAAATACGCGATATGGCGAGCATGTGAACGATGGTTTATCCTACCGCCTGGGGTTGTAAAAGAATGGGATGAAATGCATCCTTGGTTCCAAGCGCAGGTAATTGCTTATGATCAGATTCGTCAAATCGAGAAAGCTGAACACGAAGCAATGATTCTAAAGGCAACGCATGGCACAAAAAGCCATAATCCAGTACGGAAACGTTGATATTACTGGTATCAAAGCAGCTATCGGTAAATTCAATAAGACTCAACATAAGCAAATGATCTTGCTTATGAAGGGAGCAGTTCGCGTCTTTGTCAAGACTACTGTTCAATACATCGGTGTTGATACCGGTATGACTGGTGGGACATTACAGCCAGTCGCTCAAGAAGTTGGCACTGGTGTATTGGCGGAAGTTAGAGCCAGAATGAAGAATAGTTCAAGAACTGGTTTTACTACTATGACAGGACGTTATTATCGTTCTCGTAAAAGATCAATGGATGAAGGAATTAAAGCAGGGCAAAATGCTTATGTGCTTAAATTTGGAACAGTTAAAAGACCAAGGATGATCTTTACTTTCAATACTAAAGTCTACCAGTTTGCATTGTGGGAACCTCGACGATGGCATAGTTTAAATTTTGGTCTTGAAGCTATGGTTGCTTATATTAATCAGAATTTTGATACAAAATTCCCATATGCTGAAATGATTGATGCCTTAAATATTAAACAGAAGGTGGGACAGAGATAATGCCAACTGAGAAAAATATTAAAGCAACTGCTGATTTTACTGCAATCCTTAAAGAAATGAGTAAGATCATTAAGGGTTGGAACCAAGTAGCCACAGCTCAGATTCAAGCAAATAAAGGAGCTGATGCTCTCACGAAGAAGATTGATGAACAGACGAAGGCTCTTACTCGTCTTGCTAC